CTTGCTTGTACTGGGTCTGTGTACGAACACCGACTTGTTCAGCAAATACCATAGCATCTTTGTGAAGCATTAAACCGATACGGTCTCCACCAGCAGTAGTTGGACAATTTGAGGTTACGAAAATATCCATACCATAAATTGAACCAATCTTACCGTTCTTAATTGCATTACCATCACCAATGAACTGTTGCTCAGTGAAACGGTCAATACCTAACATATCATTCATCGCAATCGGTGGAACAACCATAGAACGGTTATCCATCGGAACGTCTGCATTATCAAGTTTAAGAATCATTGCACGGATAGCAGCATCTGTAATATCTCCTTCAGCTGTTCCTCCATTTACATAATCACTTAATACACCTGCTGATGTCATCTCTAGTGCTTTCGCCCAGTCACCAGAAGTAACACCACCTTGGAATAACTCAGCAGTATTGAATAAGTCAGTATCAATCTGAATAGCTAGTGCGTGACCAGCATCATCAGTATAGAACTTACGCATTGAAGCTAGTGCTTGAACATCAGCAATATCTTCGATTAACTTTGAATATTCATAGTGTTTATCAATACTGATATTTACTACACTAGCAGTATCAGCGATTAATGTTACCTGTGAACCAGCAGCCTTAACAGAAGCAGAGCCTCTGGATGGTGTTGGAATATGAATAGTGTCACCTTTCTTACCTTTATGTGACATTTTTGTAACTAAGTTGGCTACAACTAAGTTTGATTTGTACGCACCAATAACTTCATCCGACCAAAGTTCAGGGATGAAATTAGCTGACGTTGTAATGGTAGTATTATTTGTACCTAACGGCATTTTACTTCTCCTTATTGAGTTTTATTATTTAACGCGACCTTCTTGATATGCCAACATTATCTCATCTGATAAATCAGCGTACCTTGTAGGGTCACTTTGTTGTAGGTTTATTAAATCTGACCTACGATATATCTTCTTTCCACCAACAGAATCACCAGAGGAACGAGTTTCTGAACTGGTTTGTCGCATTGCTGTCTGCCTTTTCTCTTTCTCAACTTTATTTACTTCTTTTGTCTTGCCAATCATTGATATTTGTTTCCAAGTATCTAGCAATTCATCAGCTGCATTAAAGTCATAATTTGCATCAGCTATACGGAACAGTTCTTTACGAATACTACTCTTCCCTACCCACTCTTGGAAGTTTTTATCGCCAACAACATCCATAAAATCTGGATGAACTGACTCTAGTTGTGCCAGGTTTGCACCTTGAGCACCTCTAATATTAGCTTCCTTAGCTCGGAGAATTTCTGGATGGTTTTCTATCGCTGAATTAACTGCCTTAGCAGGGTCATCGTAAAAACTATCTTCAAAAGTCTCTGGAGCTTCTGTCGTTACAGTATTTGGTGTAGCTTGTGATTGAGAGTCAATTAGTTGTTGAATAAACTTTCGTTGTTCTCCAACCTCTTGTCCTTGCTTACCTAATACCTTCTCGGCATTTTGGTGCATCCCAATTACGTCTTCTAATGTCTTCCCAGCATACTTCTCAGGTGGTTCATAAGTAGGTTCTCCTTGTATCTCTTGATTAACCTCTTGCTCCACTACTTGATTTTCTGTTACCTGTTCTACACCTTCAGGTGCTACATCTACTACTATACTCATTTTTGGTCTCCGCCCACTTGGGGTTATGAAGTTTTATTATAATGGAGTCGTTTCCGATTGTTCCATTGCTATTCTTGTTGCAGATTCTAAACTAAGTAAATAACCCAGTACCTGTAACTGACCCTTAGCGTGCCAAAGGTCTTTCTCACGTTCCATAGTGTCAACGTCTCGTACACCATTTTCAATGTTCTTTAATTCTTCCATCAGGTCTAACCAACCTTCTGTTGCGAATAATTCTACTCTATCTTTAAGGAATTGTTCGTCATTTTTCATTTAACCTGTAAAGCCCCGTCTGTCTGCATCTGCCAATTCTGCCTATCCATACTTCCTAAGCTTTTAGGTATGTAATCAATAAACCAGCCTTTTGCAGTTCTAGGTACTTTACCGTGTTTCTTATAATAATCTAGTGCTTTCTTTTCTTTAGGGTCAACTTCTTCATCGTCACCAAATATAAAATCAAACATTCCCATTATTGATAAACTCCTGATATTGCTGTTTCTTGTGCTATCTTTCTAGCGTTTGCCATATTCAAAGCAGTCTCTGAACGTAAATGGTCAACTTCAGGGAAGTTTCTAGCAGTCTCAGAGTTCTTATTCTCAATATCTGCCTTAGTCTTCTCTAATGAAATAGCATCTTTCTGTAATTTAAGTATCTTTTCTTGTATCTTAATTTCGTCTGGTGCTTTTTCAGCTGCTTCAGCTTGCCACTTAATAGCTTTAGCTTTTTCTTCTTCAGCTTCTGCCAATGTTTTCTGTATATCTGCTTGAGCTTGTTGCATCTGTAATTGCATCTGCATCTGTTGCATCTGTTGTTGCTCAGGATTAGGCTGATTACCTTGTGAAAGAGACGCTGTAATCTTATCTCTATCGTGCATAGATGAATTACCAACCATAGACAATAGAATCACGTTGAAGGCAGGTGAATCTTTAGGAATAGCTTGTAACATTTGTACCATTTGAGTCATTTCTAACTCTTTAGCCATAATACCCATTGTTGAATAAGGTATGAACTTGTAATCTGATACTGGATAACGCTCAACATCGAACTGAATCTTACGCCACATTGATTTATTAATCATTGGAATAAGGAAAGTGTTTTGGAAGTTCATTAAGGTACGTTTTTGTCTCTTAATAGAAGCAGATTGTGTCATTGACATACCTGCCGAGGTAGCTCTTTCAGCAGAACCAGCGTCTGCAGAGCCAGTTCCCATCTGTATCATATTTTGAAGTGAGGCAACCTGATTAAATGTCGAGTTGTCTGTAGTTCCCAAAGTCAGAGGCATTAAAGCTTGTCTTGGGTCACCATTCGTTAGTATAGTCTTACCAGGTCTAACCTCAAACTTTACTCCACGCGGCAACTTAGTCGCATCTGCTGCCATCATGGGTGTAGTTGTTAGGGCTAATGAGTCAATTCTTGCTCTCATTTCAGTGTCTAGTGCTTTTTGAGGGTTGTAACCCTTCTCACAAACACCTCTACCCCAGAATTTGTTTGGAACTATGTCATGTTGATAACTAATGAACGGTCTATCCTTCATCATAAAGGCGTTTTCTTCAGCTCTTAGGATGTATTCGTCATTAACAATCGTTACCACCGCTTCGACTAGCTCGTCTTTCTTAGTATATTCAAAATCGTCTTTATCTATTTTAGGTTTTAAGAACCTTTTAGGAACTAAACCCCAGTATTCTGTAATCTTTACGTTATCTGACTCATCAGCTTGCTTAGTTTCAGGGTCAAACCCAAATCTAATAGTATTGTAATCACCATCTAAAGGTACATCACGATAAATGCCTGACTTAATACCCTCAACAACATGGTATCTAGGTTTAATAACTTCATGTGCTACACCTAACGCATCTTTTATAGAGTTAGCAGCAGGGTCAATTAGAAATTCTTTAGGTGAAATAGCTTCAATCTTAACATCGATAGAAGGAATCTCTAATAATTCACGAGTGGTAGTCATTGTTCCCTCAACAGGAACTTCTTGTGGCACACGCTCTATATTCTGTTCAACAACAATCTTACCAATACCAGTACCATAGATAGCACCGTTTAAGAACACCTCACAGATAGCATCTTTAACACCAGTCTTTTCTAGGTCTTCTTGTAGTAGATTACGGACATATTCAGCATCAGAGCTGTCTTGGTCTAACATATCGTCTTGAATGTCAAACCATTTGCCACGACCAAACGTAGCTTCTTCTAATTCTGCAACTGAAGCCTCAACAGCTTGTTGTAATGCTGGAGATACGATTCTTGACTTCTCAGAAAGACGCATTCTGTCTGATTGTAACCAAATACCACGCCAAAGACGGTAATACTCATCCCACTTATCCACATAGTTCATATCTCTATGTGTACGCCATCCTTCTAATCTATATGTAAGCCAAGAAGATAGGGCTTGGTACTGAGTTTCTTTGTCATCGAACATAAGTGTTTGATTTCCCTATGAATTTATCCGTAATATATCATAAAGTAAATCTAAAAAACAAGTATTTGCAAAATTAATATCCTGCAACCTCATCAAAAGGTTGCCAATCATCATCTAACTCAATAGTGTGGGCGAAGTCAGCAACAGATACTTGGTCTATGTAAGCAAGAGCATCTAACATATCGTCATGTGCTAATTTGTTAGGAAAATCAAGCATTTGCGAGACAAATG